TTGTAATAGTCTTTCTATTGTTACTTGTTTGACTATATCTTTGTAGCCAGGTGACCAACGATACTTTTTAGTGAATCGTAATGGTTCAAGTGGTTCTAGGTAAGACCTATTGCCACTAACATAAGTGTTTGTAATCCACCTTCTGTTTAGTGCTGCAATCTTTTTGTTTACCATATTACTTGGACCAAGTATTAGTTCTTGAGATAGTAAATCAATATCGATATTAAGTTGTTCAATATCTTCTTTAATCCACATATTATTTCCTTTCCTTTCATTGAGGGGTGGCCTATAACCAAAACCACCCCCCATATTGTATTAGTTATCCACCTCTTTTACTGTTTCTATTAAATGTAATGAAACATAAGTGGCCATCTACATCACTACCTGGAGCGTCTGGCCTAATAGCACTTAGCTCTGTAGCTCTGTTACCTTGCTGTACATTAACATTGATTGTACTGTCTCTACCAATACTTTGATATGCACCAGTGTCTACTGTATTCAGGTATTGAATAAACTGATCTACAGTTGTTACATTTTCTGGGACATTCATATCGGTTGTCCAATCTTGTTGATCTACTTTGTATTTAACGCCAGTGAATAGGCGACTTGAGTTACTCATTTTCTTTCCTTTTCGTATCGTGTTTAAGTGCTAACATTGAATAATACAATGCATAGAACTTATACACATTAGCTTTACGTAGCAAGTTGTATGTTATACTATCTGATAACTGAGTTTGTAAAATAACTTCAGGTATTGAGTAAACAAGACTATCTACGTCTTCTTCTATTGACTCTACAAGATTATCTCTTTTTGATTCAAGACATTCTTGTAAAGTAATTGGAACTTGTTCATTGTACTTAATAGCACCAGCATCCAATCTCTCTGATACTAATTTCATTACTTCTTTTACTACTTCATCTCGTTCGTTCCAAGTAATATCATTTACTGCTTCTAACTGTTCACCAGCAAATCGCATTTCTTTTTCGAACCTAATTTTAATCTCACGATTATTTCCTTTTGCCATTAGACCCTCTTTCTGTGATTCATTATTTCTCTATCATATCGTTCTATCCAAGACTTTTTGTATCCACCATACTTTTTAAAATTAAAAAAGTACCATGCTCCAAATCTATCATAGAACTCTATTAGTGCTTTTTGTCTATCCTTATCATTCATTACATATGTATCAGGATGTGGTTGTATTACTTCCGTTTTCATTATCTTTCCTTTCAAGTTTAATATGCATATATTTTCTTGCAAACTTTACATATAATCTATATGGTATTGAACTTCTTTCCAAGTTAATAATTTCTCGTAATATATTTACATCTAGACGCATACCAGCATACCAATTATGATTATGCATTGGCAAGCCAAATGCTTGATCTTGTGCTATCTCTTCATCACTCCTACAAGTTTGAAAGTATGCCCAACATTCATTGTGGCTATATCTATTGTATGATAATTCTATATGATCTATATCATTTACATCTATGTCAAAATCAATATCTGGATGTTGAAACAAATCTTCTATCGTATATCCAGTATCTTCCCTGTATTGATACAAGGCTGTTTTTATATTTATATCACTCATCATTTATCCTTTCATTTATTAAATAAATCTACTTGCAGAGGACTTACAGTCTCAATAATATCTTCGCTATATCGTCACATAGTTATTTTCTTATAGATTGTCCACATGTTGGCCAAATAAATCATATTGATACGGCTATCAATAATCTTTATCAACATACAAACTGACAAGCCCAGGGACTCACAACACTTACATTTACATCTTGCATGTTAAATGTCCTTGTTGCTAACCCTTTACTTTAAATCATTGGTTTACTCCCTTCATTTATTAAGCGTGTGTGGTTACTCAAGAACTGAATGGGCTGTTCAGGAAAGAATATCAATCTCTTTCACCACACATCAGCCACCGAATTATTAGATAGACAATACATAGTATTTCCCTGCAGCTACTATAACTATGCCAATGACTTATGCTCGAATAATTATTCGTACACATAAATCTGGTCTAGTCCCATCTAGACATCTATTGTTTATGTCTATCTAAATCTCTCTGATAAGTCTATTATCTTATCTTCTATTTCTTCTATCTTGCGTATTGACTCTAGTTGTTTATTGAGTCTTACAAGTTGTTTGATTTCTTTACGAGACAAAGCCCTACCGACATATTCAGTAGGACTCTGCTCTTTGCTTTTACTCTTTGCCATCTCTTAAACCACGCTTGTAGCCTAAATGTTCTGCATTGACTAACATAAATATCATATTCAGTAGCATGCTGAACCCTAGCAATATAATCAATAGTTCATATTCCATTAACTCTCTCCTTTCTGTTTCATCATCTTAAGTAGTTGACGCATTGCAATAACTACTTTCTTACGATCTATTAAGCCTATCAAATCCAATAATTGTTTCTGGTTTAACTTACTAAGTGATACCATTGTTATTGAATCTGGTAGAATAGTTCTATTGTCAAACTCGTGATTAAACTGATTAATTAATTTAATAGCAAGTTTGGTTGTTTCTATATCCATTACTCTTTCCTTTCATTGCCCTTATTGTAGGGTATTATATAAAAAAGTAAGTAGATAGACAAACTTAATTATCTATCTACTCACTAACTAACTGACTAAGCACCTAATCCTTTACAAGATTTAGACGCTTTAACTTTCTGGATAGCATACTTCACACTATCAGAAAAGTGTTTCGGCCAAGTAGTATCACTATCTGCCGAATTACTTTCAGATATTTCATAACCATTAGCACATAGTCGGGTTGATTGTGCTTGTCTTTCATCATCTGATAATTTATAATCAAACTCTACAAATTGTCCCGATACCAAGTTGTTTGGTAAATCAGATGTTTTCTTTACTTCGTGGGTTGTATAACTATCAGACGCAATAGTATATCCAACACATTTAACTGTTCTATTTTCATTATCCATTTTTTTAACCTTTCATTAATTTAATTAAAATAAACCTTTTTTAGAAAAACAAAGGCAAAATAAAGTGAGGTAGGTATACTATATACCACGCACACACATTCTAGTTGCATTTTTAAATAATTGGTTTTATATTATATGAAATTATGAAAATTCCTAAGAAAATGTTGTTTGAGATGGTTATGACTGGAAAGTTACAAAAACTTGATAGATCTACAGATAAGTGGATTGAGTTTGATTTTGAACCAGGTAACGAAGAACATATACATGTTAAGAGTATGCACTATGCTCAGGCTGAAATAGATTTTGTATATGAAACTTTAGAATTAGGAATAAGAATTGCTAGAACATTAAACTAGCTATACTTAAAGTATACTAACACATGTGTTAAGTAGTACTTAGAGTATACTAAGAAAAAACAAGGATGTCAAGAAAAAAATGATTACAGGTAAAAAAAATACAAAAAAACCTTCTATAAAAGAGATGGCAGGTATGATTGGGGCCTTGATGGTTCAGTTAGAGCAATTAAAGTTGCAAGTTTTCAACGGCGATAGGGCCCTAGATGAATATATGGATATGAAAGGTGACAAAGAAGACTTTCTAAAATTTTTAGAAAAAAAATACCCATTAGATGATAAAGATAACAAGAAGACTGAAAGTAAATAACTTTGAATCCACTGATTATGAAGTATATACCAAAGAAGAATTTCAAAAGATTGGTAAGAAATACAAACATTGGAACAAGTGTAACCCAGGTGATTGGGGAATTAGTGACGATGGTTATGTGGCTGAGTGTTTACAGCGTAACATTTACGGTACAAGCATTGAAATGGTGTTTCCGTATGGTAGGCAATGGGCTAAAAAAACTGCTAAACTAGAGTTTGAACCCCATTATTATAGTAAAAACTATAGTAATGTGTCTACAAAGAGTTATGCAGAAATAGAGTCTACTAAAAATAGAGCAGATTTAGCAATAGATGCGTTTTTAGCCTACAAAATGGCAGGTGAAACGCCAGATATGGACAAAATAGGTAGAATATACAGGCCTGATCAAAAAAATCCAGAGGTTGCTGTAAGAAAACTACTAAGAACTAAAGAGGTAAAGAAGATTATGGCTGATAAGCTAAAAGAAATACTAGTTGATAAACAAATTGACGAAGGATATGTATTAGATGTAATGAAAGATGCGATAGATACAGCTAAAGTAAAAGAAGATCCAGCTAATATGATACGTGCAGCTAAAGAGTTGTCGGTATTTTTAGATATGCAACCTAAGAACAAACAGGTTACAGAGTCTATAGAAATGGATATGTCACATCAAATAGCTGATACATATGATAAGCAAACTAAAAAGTTAAAAGCAACACAAACGAGAATGGTAGATGAAGAAAACGATACAGATTGAAGGTAAGAAAGTCAATGTCATAGAGTTTTTAGCAGTATTAACTCAAGTATTAGAAGACTTTCAACTTACTATAGTTATAAAAGATTAATGGATAAAAAGAAAATACTATTAGAAATGCAACAAGATATGTTGTTGTTTGGTCGTATGGTTATGCCCAACATGTTTAGTGAGAACTCACCAGGGTTTCATTACGATATAGTAAAAGAGTTATCAGGAGAACATAAACAAATAAATATTATAGCACCACGTGGTCATGCTAAGTCATCTATTGTTGCTGGTGTTTACCCTTTATGGCATTTAATGTTTGATAAAGGTATAAAAGTTATTGTATTAGTATCTAGAACACAATCACATGCTACAAAGTTGTTAGGTACTATAAAAGATGTATTAGACTATTCTCAGGAGTTTAGATACTTTTTTGGTTATTGGGGTCAACAATCGGCAAGGAAGTGGACTAACACAGAGGTAGAACTTAAAGATGGTAGTTTAATTATATGTAAAGGAACAGGACAACAGATAAGGGGGATTAAGCATGGGAACCAGAGACCTACTTTGTTGGTACTTGATGATCCAGAAGATGAGAATAATACAAAGACTTCTGAGGCAATGGAATATAATCTACGTTGGTTGTTGCAGAGTGGTGTTCCATCCCTTGACCCGTTACGTGGTAGAATCTGTGTCATTGGTACTCCGCAGCATGAGCGATGTATGGTTGAGACGTTAAAAGATATGAAGGGTTGGAAGAATATGCATTTCAGTCCAGACTTAGAAACTAATATAAGTTTATGGCCAGAAGTATGGCCTATAGATAAATTGAAGGAAAAGAAATCAGAATTAGACAGTATTAACAGGTTGTCGGTATTTTATAGAGAATATTTGTGTCAAATCGTAGGAGATGAAGACAATCTATTTCGTGCC